TTTTTGTTTTGTGTGTGAAAGACTATGCGTTGTAAGTGTTTGGTAATCAATGTTGCAAAATATGAATAAATATGAATAAATAATTATTTCATAACAATAGGCCCCCGCATTTCCCACCTTTGCAATGCGGTTACGGAATAGTCCGGACGCAACATTTTTTTAACAATTAAATTATTCTTGTTATGATGCAAGAGACAGTAACAGCGGGAACGAGCAAAATTATTTTGACGTCCCGCGAAGAATTGGAGGGGTGCATTTACGCAGCGGTGCGCACCATTATCCCGGAGCTGGCGAACTATAAAGCCCCGGCGGAGGAAGCGGCGGACGCACTAACGCTCGAAGCTGCAATTAATTTCTTGGAGGGGCTGGGATACCCTACTACGCCCAGTAATCTGTATAATTTGGCCTATTACAAACGAATTCCTTATCGGAAAGTGCGGCGGCGTCTGTTGTTCAGCCGTAAAGAGTTGACGGTTTGGGTTCAGAACCAAATCGAGGACCCGGCCAAACGTCACCGCGAAGCCGCCGAGGCTATCGCCGAGAGTGCCAACCGTAAATAGTTCCGGAGGTATGAATCAGAAACAGCACGCCCCCGGCGCTCAAGGCAAGCACGCAGGGGCATTCTATCAAGTCCTGTACAAAGGTAGGGAATTTTATCTAAACAACAACGAATTTCGGGTCTTTTCGCTGCTGGTCTGCGGCGGTCAATGGGCGACGTTCGACATCGCCGAGCGGCTGAATATCCCCGACCCGCGCAGTACGATCCGCTATATCCGCAAAATGGGGATCGATGTTGCCGATGTCTGGGTGCATGAAAACAAGATGCGGTTTAAGCGCTATTACATTCACGGAGGGCACGGCGATGAGTAGGCGTAATAGTTTTGTTTTTTACCGTTCCTTTCGGGCTGCGATGGAGGGGCTTTTACCCAACGAATACCAGCTGTTTATGAATGCGATAGTAATGTATGGACTTGATCGTACATTGCCGGATTTACCGCCCGATCTATCCCGCATTTTCTATGATTATTGCTACCCTCAACTTGAGGCGGATTGGGTTAAATGGGAGCGTAGGCAATCTCGGAAAGGAGGTACCCGATGAGCCGCGATACGATGGTCTATTACCGTTCATTCCGTGAATCTTTACGCGAATTGCCGCCGGACTTGTACAAGGTCGTATCGGAGACGATATTCGATTACGCCTTTGAAGGCATTGCGCCTGGTCCGGATAGCAATGCGGTTGCAAAAGCGCTATTTATTGCGATTAAGCCTGTAATTGATAATGCGCATAACCGATACGATGCTTGTGTGGAGAATGGGCGAAAAGGTGGAGCGCCCAAAGGAAGCCGGAACAATCCAAGCGGAAAAGCTATCCAACCTAACCAAAGACCTAACCAGTACCCTAACCAAGAACCTAACCTTTATAAGGATAAGGATGTAGATAAGGATAAAGATATAGAGAGTAAAGGGGGTGCAGGGGGAAGCGGAAAATCGAATGTCGGTAACACCCCCAAAGGTACCAGCGCGGACAAGCCGCGCAAAGTCGCAGCCAAACGCGCGGCGTTTGTTGCTCCCTCTCTCCAAGAGGTCAAAAATTATATTTCCGAAAAAGGATATACGGTCGATGCCCAGCGCTTCATCGATTTCTACGAGGCGAAAGGCTGGATGATCGGTAAAAACAAGATGAAAGATTGGCGGGCAGCTGTTCGAACGTGGATGCGCCGACCAGACGAACCCCAAAAACAAACTACCTATGAAATGCGAAAAACAAATTTCCTATAACCGCCCGGCGGCCGATTTGGTGTTGCCGGAATCACCCGAACTCGAAAGAGCCGTTTTGGGCGCATTGATTCTCGAACCGGAGTATTTACCCGACACGGCGGAGATGATCGAAATTTCGGCATTCCAGACCCCGATACACGGCAAAATCTACGGCATGATGCTCTCGATGCTCGCGGAAGGCGTCAAAATCGACCTCTACACGCTTACGCAGCGCTGTAAAACCGTTGAGGGGTTAGGCAACCCGGCGGCCTACCTGGCAAAGCTCACGCAGGCCGTCGGCTCGGGGGTAAATGTCCTCGACCATGCCCGGCAGCTCAAAGACACGGAGACCCGCCGCCGGTTGTGTCTATTCGGCCATGAACTCGCAGTACGGGCGGCCTCCGATCCCTCGGGCGTTTTGGATTGGGCGACAACAGAAATAACCGCCATAGCCGCCGCAACGGTCCACGCCAACGATATTACGCCATTGTCGGATGTCGTGCGGGCCACCCTCGACGACTTGGAACGACGCCAACAGGCCCGACAAGTGGGCGAGTGCATCGGCATTCCTACGGGCTTACAACGGCTCGACGTGCTGACGGGCGGCTGGAGGGGCGGCCAGCTCGTGGTATTGGCTGGCCGTCCAGGGATGGGCAAAAGTGCCGCAATGCTACATTTTGCCCGGACCGCCGCCGTTGCTGGGGTTCCGGTGTGCGTGTTTTCGCTGGAGATGCCCGATACACAGTTGGCCGGGCGAATGTTGGTAGGAGGTTCGGGAGTTAACTCCGGATCGTTCCGAACGGGCGATATAGACGCCGACAGCTGGCGCAGGCTCGAACAAGCCGCCGCGGAACTTTCCGCGCTGCCTGTCTACTTCAGTGATTGTGCTAATATTACGATGGGGACTATACGCTCGCAATGTAAGGCTATGGCCCGCCGGGGGCGGTGCGGGATGGTCATTATCGACTATCTGCAACTGCTCGACACGGCAAGCCGGAACACGAACAGCACCCGCGAGCGGGAGATCGCCGCCGCCAGCCGTTCGGCCAAACTGCTCGCGAAGGAACTCGATGTGCCCGTCATTTTGTTGTCGCAGTTGTCGCGCAAAATAGAGGAACGAACCGATAAAACCCCGATGCTTTCGGACCTCCGGGAATCTGGCGCCATCGAGCAGGACGCCGATATGGTGCTATTTATCGACCGCCCGGCAATGTACGGCCGGGCCGAGATAGACGCGGGGCGATACGGGACCATTCCGGCCGAGGGCGTCGGGCTGCTGCATATCGCCAAGAACCGGGAGGGGGCGACAGGGTGCGTGATTTTCCGGCACAACGAAAGTATTACACGGATTGCGGACTATGAAAGCACGGCGAACCCCTCAACGGACGGCGAACCGTTTTAAGAGTGTTTGCGATTTAAGCGCATGAAAATACCTAAAGAAAAACGAAGGGGTGGCCAGCGGGACGACAGCACGCTGACAGTAGGATTGAATAAGAAAGAACTTGTAGAGTTGCTGGAGCGTACCCGGCGCAGGTGCGAAGAGTACGAACGGAAGCAAGAGGAGCTAATACTTAAACGCTCCGGAATTTTAATTGTTAAATCAAATATTAGAAAAATAACTACATATGACGACCTACGAACTTTATATCAATGATATTTTGTGCGACCTGTCGAGTGACGAAGTCGTAACCCTGCTCTATCAAAGCCCAATATTTTCGAGCCTCGACAGCATCCAGTCGAACCGTTCCTACAATGTTGCGCTGCCGCCTACGCCTACGAATATGCAGGCTATCGGTCAGGCAGCCCGTCCGGATGTGGATGCCGACGCTCCGTATGTGCGCCTCCCGGCGGCATTGTACCAGGACGGGGTGCCACTGTTCACGCAGGGGTTCGCCGTGGTAACGGATATTGCGGATACGATCAATGTAACGCTTACGTGGGGCAACGTGGATAACTTTCAGCCTCTGTTTGATAACGGCCTGCGGGATTTGGGGCCGCAACTGGAAGAACTCGAAGCGGAGCGCATCGACTGGAACGAAAACACGACCATTTTAGAAGGAAATACGACCAATGAATACCCCGGCGTAGCGTTTTGGGGCGTGAATTTCGGAATGGGGTTGTCGAACCCCAAGTATTTGCACCCGTCCGTGCAGGTGAAAACAATTCTTTCGGCTATCGAAAAGTATAACGGGATCACTATCGACGGCAAGGAGCGGCTGGCGTACAGCAAAAACCTCGGACCTATTATTCCGCTTGTATCAAAAAATGGGGATGAAATATCGAATGAGGCAGAAGCATTGCGATTTACGGCTAATAGCACAAATTTTAAGAATCAAATATACGGTGTATTAGGCCGGGGTAATATAATCAAAGACCCGCATGAGATAGCATATGGATCTTGTACTACAAAATTTAATAAAACGGATTTATCAGTACATATTACGATTAAACCGAGTAATGGAACAGGAGCATATGGATATTTTACACATAGGCCGCCAGAATGGGGAGATCCCAAGGAGATGCATATAATGCTTACTGAATTGGATGGTAATTCCGAAATAGTAAAATCCACAATATTAGGTACATCATACAATGTAGAACTGGTTGGCTCTACTGGTGATGGAGTTAATGTATATAGATTCAATTTTGTGCCGCTTGATATAACTTATCCGTTAATAGAAAACACCGAAATTTTACTTCATTATGAAGATCCAGCAGGTGAAATATATATATCAAACCCATATTCAACTCCATTAACAGTAAATATTTGGGCAAATTGGACCGATTGTGCGTTCCCTACAAGATTCCCCGTCGCCCCCAATCTCCCCGACATTTCCCAGGGCGATTTTATCCTCGCCCTGATGTCCATGAACGGTCTGTTCGCCTATGCGGACAAGGACAGCCCTAACACGATCAAGCTGATAAGCATCGATGACATAATCGCCAATGTTCAGAATAACGACATCATCGACTGGAGCGACCGGGTAATACTGAACGATTTTCACCGGGTGGATATGCCCGACGCATCGATTTTCACCATCGATGACCTCGCCCAAAGCAACATCCTCGACTATGATAATGACGACGATGTAAAGACCGACACATACGGCACCATCACGATCCGCAACGAGAATATCGAGAAAGAAACGGAGCTGGTGTCGCTGCCTTTCTCGGCGTCGGAGAATGCAACGACGGACGGGGTAAATTGCGCCGTTGTGCCGATCTATGAGGATAACGGAAAAGGCGGCGCCAATTATTCGGAGTGCTCGCCACGGATATTATCGGGGCGGGGAGCGTTTATGTCGGGCATTGCCCGATGTATTGGCGTATTCGATCCGTGGATGAAGTTCGGCGGCGAGGAAGGCATTGTAAAGACCCGATACGCTTCCTACCAGAAAGTCGTGGACCGTCTGCGGATCATCACCATTCGGGCAAAACTCACGGCTCTCGATCTCTACAACCTCGACTACACGAAGCCGGTGTATATAGCCCAATTCGGGCAGATATTCGCCATATATTCGGTAGAAACAGGCGAAAACGACATCTGCGACTGCCAACTGCTGAAACTGAAAGTGGACGGAGTGGTGGCAGCAACGTATTATCTGCGCTTGGACGGCAAGAATGAAGACAGCCAATGGGTTGCAGAAGCGGACGGCATTAACGGCACAGCGTATGCCATAACATCGAACGGAACGCCCTATATCGTCGATTACGATTCCCGCCTTTATGTCGATCTGTACGAGGAGGACGGCGATCTGTATCTGTCTATCTCCGCTCCCGAAAACACGGGAACCGAGGAAATTAATTACAACCCTGTCATTCTGGGAATTCAGGAGAACGACGCCGTGCGCCGGCAGGTGGCAGTATCCCAGAAAGCAAAGTCGGCTTAATTTATTAACCATTAATCTATATGAAGAATGAAATAAAGCGTACGGGAACAGCCCGCAAAGTGGGCCGCCCTCGTGCATATACCCCCGAAGCCCTTGAAGCCAAGTTTGAGGAATACGTCGAATGGGCAAAAGAGAATCCGATTTATATCAACAAGGTTTCGGCAGGGGAAATAATTCCCGTTCCAACACAGCGTCCCCTGACATTGGTGGGATTCTGTCAATTTGCAGGGATTAGCAGGCAGAATTTCTATGAATATGAGTCAAGGGAGGAGTTTTCTGACATCCTTATGTATGTGCGTGAGGCAATCGAAGCAGATCAGTTGCAAGGTGCCATTGTTGGATTTTACGATTCAGGCATAATTGCCCGGGTTCTGCATCTTGCCGACCGTCAGGATGTGACCACCAACGGCAAGGAGATAACGACCGCAACGCAGCCTATTTCCGTGGTCCTCGACCCCGAAGCGGCCAAGATCATCCAGTCCATCGGCAGG